CCGTAGTTGACCGTGTAATCATCGAGATGGGGGGAGATGCCATCATAGGCACGCTGATTATGACCGATGTGGACTGTTCAGTGGGTGGTTGGAATGTAGATTACGTCAAGGCCGGAACCATCACGATGGACAATACCTCGCAATTCGGTGACGGCGATGGCATCAATACCGCCGATTACACCATGAACAGCACTGTTAAAGCCCGCATTATCACGGATAACCTCGTCGATACCCCGATAACCGTGAAGTGATGATTAGACGCAGGCCAAATAGATTCCTGCAATGGATACGATGTCACGCAGGCTTCCATCGTGAAGTCACTTGCGGGTGCGGAACGACTATAATGTGTATATGGTGTCTATACTCTAGGAGGAATCATGGCTAGATATTCAGCTTCGGGCAGTCAGACGCTGCAGTCTTCCGGCAGTGGTGATGCCACTGCATTGTCTCTTGCCGCGCAATCTACAGCGCACAGGAACATGGTCTATGAACTGTGGTTCGGAAACGAGGGCACGCCAGCAGACCAAGTAACTGTCTATCATATTGCGCGCATCACTACTGATGGCACAGGTAGCGCCGTGACTCCCTCTGCGCTAGACCCTGGAGACCGCGCATCTCAGTGCACGTGCTTAGAGAACCACACTACGGAACCTACGTACACGTCCGGCGGAGAGATACTGGAAATGCCGCTTAACCACCGCGCAACCTTCAGGTGGGTTGCAGCGCCAGGCGGCGAGATAGTCACACCAGCTACGGATAATAATGGCCTTGGACTCAAAGCTATCCACGCTTCCGCTACCACTGACTTCCGCATGGGTGCGATGTGGGAAGAATAATCCCATACGGCTACGCTGTCATCCACACGGACTGGGGTGAGATAGAAGAGCATGATACTTTTACCTGCCCCCACTGTAACGGCGTGCAGATTGTGCGCCCTGGCAGTGGAACCAAGCGTGGCTATTGTAGTCTGTGTGACGCTCCTACTTGCGGCAAAGAGTGCTGCCTGGAGTGCGTCCCGTTCAAGAAGAAACTAGAAGAAATGGAGAACAGGTATAGACTGCGATGTTCTTTCTAGTAGATGAAGAGGTATCATTCCCGGTCACATTCCCTGTCAAGTTTCAGTCAGGGGTGCTGATGAATGAAGCTGTGCGCCAGCCGATAGAGTTGCTCTATCCACACAAGTACAGGTTCAGTTTGCCGTTCTTCTTCATACAGACTAGCATACCTGTATGGGCGGCAGACGGAGAAGCTGTGCCAGGAGGGACGGGCCTAGAGTTAGTGGATTCTGGATTGACCCAGACCCAACTCGTTGCGCCTGCATCATCAACATAATGGCTGAGAAATTCTATATCAAACAGAACGATACCAAGCCAGTATTGCGCGCAAGACTACTAGACTCTGCGGGTAACGTAGTCAATGTAACTGGCGCGACAGTAGTGTTCAGCATGCGCGTACGCCCAGGAGGAGCCACTAAAGTAGACAAGCAAACATGTACTATCAACACGGCGGTGCTGGGAGACGTTCAGTACGCTCTCACAGCAACGAACACCAACACAGCAGACCGTTATGAAGGCGAGTTTCAAGTCACGTTCAGTGATTCCAGTGTGCAGACATTCCCGAACAACACATACATAGATATTACAGTGACGGATGATGTGGAATAATGGCTACTACTTCACGCGCTACCCTACGCCAAAGACTCTCTGAAGCTATCGGAGACTACCATAGCGTCACCAGCACATCCGCTGGGAATACAGCCGCTACTACCATAATCAGCACTGAACTACTGGATATAGTAGGCGGCGGCGATGATGATGCGTTCGAGGGCTGGTATGTTCTAGTGACCAGCGGTAACAATGACGGTGAGCGCAGGCGCATACGTAGTTACATAGCTACAGATTCGACTGTCACTGTAGAGCGTGCATTCAGTAACGCAACAGAATCAGACGTTACCTTTGAACTGCATCGGTACGACCCAGACTATAAGAACAATGCTATCTCTCGTGCGATAGAGGAACTGACGCGCCGCGTCCCGCAGAAGATACGCGACGAGACCATCTTCGTGGACAGCCTGCTATCCAATGGGGACTTTGAGACCTACTCCGGCTCTACCTTTACTAACTGGTCTGAGAGTGGTTCGCCAACAGCTACCCAGGAAACAAGCATCGTGAAGCACGGCGACTCATCAGCCAAGGTAGTAGCGAGCGGTGCCGCAGGCCAGTTGTACCAGTCAAGCACAGTTAACTTTAATCAGATGACTAACCGTCAGGTTACGTTTGAGGCTTGGGTGTACGCGACTACCGCAGACACAGTAAGGATACGCATACTCTGGGGTGGCGGCAGTTACGAGAGTCACGATTACCATGACGGTACTGATGAATGGCAACTCCAGTCGATAGCGGTCAGCATACCTAGTACAGCAACCGAAGTGACTGCAGTGATGGAAGTAGCCGATGGATATACCGGGTACTTCGACGCCGCGTGGCTCGCAGTAGACCCACTATATAAGTACACGCTACCAACTAGCATCACGTTCGGGCCGCACTACGTCACACAGCAGGCCGATAGATATAATCCCGATGGCCCGTATCATCCGATAGGTACGAACAGCACGCCAACCAAGGGCCGCATCCTGCGGCTGGAAGGGTTAGGCATGCTAAGCAGACCAAGCACAGACGACGGCACCATAGAGGTGGGCGAACCGCACACAGCAGTCATCAATGCGTATGCGCTGATGTTCTTCAACCGTCTTCTGCTCGCTAACTCTGCGCAGCAACAACGCGAACGTTTTGCGCAGGACATGCAGATGTGGGGACAAGAAGCTAGCAGTCTAATTACAGAGATTGCCCGTCCCAAGATGGGAGCTAAGCGCAGTGACGGAACGTGGCACACTGAAGAAGATAGCGGTGGCAGGTATCTGATATTTGACCGCAACCGATACAGCCAAGCAGAAGCGAGCGCTAGATAATGCCACGCGCAGGGATAACGCACGACATAACCATACGTAGCCATGACCGCACGATACACCGCGGATTCATGCTAACGCGCACAAAGAATGGTACGCGCTCATACGCAAGGCGTGACGCGCAGACTATACGCCCTCGCGTACTCAGTATGGGTGAGCTTACCCACGCTGAACTGCCGCCCGAATTAGAACTCACTTGGTTCCAAGAGGACTGGATACTTGGCGTGGGTGGTATCAATGACCGGCTAGATGCCAAGAAGCTGTCATTCACTAACAAGATAGACGCCACCGTTCCAGGCTTGCTGAAATTAGCGCGTGAAGCCACACTCACTGCCGTGCAAAGCGGAGAGACTCCCGATGCTTATCGACCCACCGGGTTCTCTGTCGTGCCTATGACAACGGCGGCGGCCACGATTAACTTCGACCTGTGGATGTTCCTTGGGAGCCACGCCTACAAGTGGGATGTATCCAACAAGAACTGGTCGCGCGAAAGTGAACCACTGAATGCTGACGTGTTCTACAAGAACGCAGTCATCTTCGATACCTACGCTATCGCGCCTGGCTGGTATGCCGGGTCAGATGTTGATGACTCTGCCGCCGCATACATATACAAGAATGCAACCGATACCAACTGGACTAGTAGCACCATCACTGCTGGGCGCTTCAAGTACATGGCAGTAGGGCGCAATAGCTCTGGTAACGAGATACTCTGGGGCGGCAATCATATATTTAAGACAGCCAGAACCGTAAATGAAACATTTGATGATTCAGACACCACGCTCACATTGGATGCCGCTGCCTCTGGACATATCGCTGTTAATGACATCATCCTAGTAGGCGCGCTTGCGGCGCAAGAGACCATGCTAGTCACTGGGGTATCAAGTTCAGATTTAACAGTGGTGCGCGGCTACGGTAGCACGGCAAGGGCGCATAGCTCTGGCGCTATCATCAGCCTGTACCAGCCTCACGTAATAAAGAGTAGCAGTGATGTTAGCAATACTGGCTCGTGGACTAGCGCTGTCACCATCGGAACGGATGACGCGCCCATCACAGGGCTAGTATTCGACAGGGATACAGATACTCTCTTGGTTGCGAAGACTGACGGCATCTACAGCTATGCTTCTGATGGACAGGTGCGTAATTTAACCGTCCTGTTCCGTCAGTTTGGTCACGTACAGAACTTCACCGGCGCATACCCGTGGAACGGGCACGTGCTGCTGCCACTAGGCAGCGGCGGGCTGCTTGACTTCGACTATGCCACTGGTGCGATTAAGAATGTTTCTTTAAGCGTCACCGCGCCAGAGCAAACAGAGCTACATGGTAAAGTAGTAGCCATGCACGGCGACCCAATAAACCTGTTCGCCCTGATAAAGTCAACAACCACTACCCACTACTACGTGATGCAAGCCAATGAAGTGGCGCACGAGAACAACGTTGAATTTCGCTGGCACATACTAGCTAAGCTCGGCGGCGGTGCGGCCACCGATGAGAGCCAGGCCACGCTGATGGTAGACACGTCGCGCTCTGGGCGCAGGCGATTATGGGTAGGGTTTGAAGAAAACTCTGTAAGTGCCATGCCGTACTTTCTTGCATTCGGTACAGTAGACGACGACGATGATGATGGCTACACCAATGACACCGATGCGTACGCTACTACCAACCAATGGGACGCAAACCTCCCGCGTGTAGATAAGCGTTACGAAGAGGTAGAAGTGCAAACGCGTAACCTGGGTGTGGGTGGGCGCACAGTTAAGCTAGAGTACCAACTGAACGGTGACGGTAACTGGGAAACACTAGATACAATCAACGTATCCCCGTTCGCAACGGTCAAGTTTCCAGAGGGCACAACAGGCAAGCTCATAGAAATGCGCTTCACGCCTGCCATGTCAGCAGTAGGCACGACAGGGCCGGAGATACTTAGCTTCAAAGTAAAGGCGCAGTTGAGGCCAGACCCTGCCAAGATATACGAGCTAACGGTGTACATCGCAGACCAGCTACAGTTGCTCAATGGAGCCATTGCGAGCACGGCGCGCAAAGACCTATCGCAGATGCGTGATTGGAATGAAGAGCCAACGGAGTTGATACTGCATGTACCAGCGGCGCTGCAAAAAGATAGAAAAGTAGAACATGAAGTGGTATTCTTGCCAGGTACACTGCAAGAAAGAGAAGTGGCTATGGAGCCTGGAAGGCACCCTGAAATGGCCTTGACATTCCAGTTAGCAGAGGTGTAAATATGCCAGTAGTAGGTGGAAGAAAGTACCCGTACACTAAGCGCGGCATGAAGTCAGCCGCTCGCGCAAAGCAACGTGCCAATCAGAATGCGCGCACCAAGCGCGCAGGCGGGATGTCCGCAGGTGCACGTAAGACACGTCGTACATACTGATAAGCCCCGCTCCTATAAACCCTGTAGTAATTCCCCCTTACTGCAGGGTTTCTCTCTCCCGCACATCAGGCAGTAGGTGCGCTCCCACACTGAATCTACTTCAGTGCGAAGCGCACCACCGCAATGGGAACACGCTATAGATAATATCCTCAGCCCGTGAAGAGTTTCCGCAGACGAGCGAGTATCCCTAGCTTTGCTACGGCTGTTGGAACACCCGTTCTCGGAGTGCAATACTTACAATACTCCACGGTAACGCCAGCGCGTGAGTTATACACATCACGCGGAGTATACAGGTAGGCTCCCTTTTTATCACACTTCTTGCACAGACTGTAGTTATGGCTTGCTTTGACTTTCATTCTTTCTCCTTCTAAGAGCGGCTAACACAGCGCCTCTTCTATTGTGTCCAACGTGCCACGCAGAATGTTTATAGCAGTAGTACACCTCCGCTGGTATTTCCTGCATGGCGTATCGTTGATTTAATTCATCGCACATTACTTGTGCGTCTGTACTGGTCTTGAATCGTTTCTTCTTATTGCAGTTTTTAGTTGGTAGTTTAAACGTGGGTCTGAACGGCAGATGAGGTTTGTTCCGTTTAAGTATCTTGCGTTTGTTGCGGTTCGGTTTTCCCAGGTGTGGTTCTGTCACCACCCAGAGCCTCCCACATATCAGCTATCTCATCTGGCGTGCGCTTAGGCACAGGTGTCCAATCAAATCCCGCCGCCTCCAACAACTCTTTTACATGTTTACACTTGAACCGCACCATGTACCAGTTCCATGTGCCTGCGTCATATCGCGCAGTATCGCCACTGTTCACACTGACAGCCCAATCAATCTCAGCGAGCAGTCCATTCAGTAGCTCTCTGAAATCGTCAGGCTCCATGTCTGCGCACCGGCGTATCGTGTTCTCTACGTACTCAGCCTCTAGAAGTGCCATTCAAATCCTCCCCTGTGAAGATAAATATATGCGCGTAAGGCGCGCTATCTTTGTCACGGATATACTGCTTGGTCATGTACCCTTCAACAACCATGCAGTCATTGTCGATTATCACCCCCTCTAATCCATCTATGGTTGACTTGCGCAGGTTGTCTAGGTCAGGGTTGCCCCTGCCTGCTTCAGCAATGCGCTTGCTCCGCCACTCATCGTACTTCCTCGTCGGCGCACTCTTTGATGGCTCCAAGAAGAAGTGCGTATCTATGCGTACAGACTCACCCTTCAGCACGTCATGTCCATCGTATGCAGTGATTGCAGCCTTAGCCACCTTGCCCTGCCACGCTTCCATGTACTTGTGACGCTCTGACCGCGCCGTGTGACGCACGTAGATGACCCACGGCTTGGGGTTAGCATGCACCTTAAACTCGATTATCATTCTCTCCTGTAATCGCTGCACGTCATGATTACCTGCATCACCTTTCCACTGTTGGTGTCGAACAGGCGCGACGCTATGCGGTCATCCAGATTGTTCGCTAAGCTCTCGTAGCTCTCGTTAGTGGACACGATAAGCAGGCGGTTCACTCCGTACCGCTCGTCTATCAAACGGTATAGCTGCTCGCGCACCCATTCGCTGGGCTTCTCTGTACCCAGGTCGTCTAGCATCAGTAGCTCGGCGGTGTTCCTGTACTGAGAGTTGCGCTCTTCCACCATGCCCATTTCTTCGCTGTTGAATGACGAACGCATGCGCGCTAGCAGTGTTGGTACGCGCTCGTACCGTACACGTTTGTCGCGCGCTAGCATTTCACGGCCCACCGCTTCCATCAGATGCGTCTTACCAGTACCGCGCGGGCCGCGCAATACTAATATCGGTGGCGTGTCTTCATTGATGAAGTCCATGCACGCATTGAACGCATCCTCTGCGCCTGGACGCTCGGTAAAGTTCTCGAATGTGCCAGCTATGAACGAGCGTGGCAGCGTGCCGTGTACTGACAGCGGCAGGTTAGCCATCATTTCGTTATGCTGGTCACGCGCAAGAGCACTGTACTCGCAATCGCACCGTCGCACTGGCTGGTTATATATGTACTTGTCGTTGTCCTCGTCGTAATACATGAAACCGCGTGCTTGCAGCACGCGGTTCACGCCGGGATGGTTGCGCAATAACCTATCACAGTTAGGACATATACCATCCTCGGGAATATACTTAACGTCGTCAGGAATACCATCTAATATATTCTTATACTTCGACAGTATCTCTTTCAGTGATACCACTTACCCCTCCACATGTGCAGTTGCTTATACGTGCTTGTAGCTCTCGTATCTGCATGATTAGTTTCCTGATTAAAGCATGCCCGTGCATCACATCACCTCGCCCTATATTTATTTAGCCACTCAGCGCGGATGGCATCCGCCTGTACCGAAGATGGGCGGATGCCAGTGTCGCGCTGAAACTCTATCTCTTCTTCCAACGTCATAGTGTTGGCGGACATGCGTTCCATACCCTTCCCCTTGGACTGCACCTTGCTCACTTGCACGGTCAGCGTGCGCAGCAGCGCAGGCACTGGTTCCTTCCACCCTCTACTAGCACGGCCAATCGGGTAGTAGTCTAGGAATTCACGCACTACATCCGCTGGCTGCACGCCGTTGTTGCTACAGACTTGCTCTATGGCAACGATGGTCTTCTGATAATTCTTATTCTTATATCCTTCCAGGGTGGAGAGCGGCGCGAACCACTCTGGGGTATTAGATACTTTGTTACTGTTACTCTTTTTACTGTTACTGTTACTGTTACTGTTACTGTTACTGTTACTTGTTTCTGTAACTGTTGCAGGCACGTGAGGGGTAAAATTATTTGACCCCTGGGGTAAAAATTCTTTACCCCTGGGGTAAAGACCCCCTGTCAGGGTGTAGCGCGTGGTGATTCGCCCATTTCCAAGTTGGTCTATCTGGATGTACCCCTCGGCTACGAGCCAGTCCCTTGCCTTGCGCACCGTTGGCCTTGTAAGGCCCGTAGCACGGCTTAAAGCAGACAGTGAGGGACTTTCACCAGACCCCGCGAAAATCTCCAGCGCTGCGTACGTGGTGATGCCAGACATGTACCCACTTCCAACGAGACTTGTTGGCACCATTGCGAAGTTAGTTGTGAGCGCACGTAGACTCTCTTGCGCATTACTTACCGCTATGCTGTTTGGCATGTGAACTCTTTAGCATCTTGGTTGTTAGTTGCGTGCGGCATTCCACGCTGCACGTGAAGAACTGTTGCGTCCGCCCGTTGGCAGACCAGGGATGTTGCATGCGCCACAGCAATTCTTTGGTGCGCCGCTGGTATTGCTTGCCGCATACATCACACATCAGGTTGATGCGTGTGTACGCTATCTGACATTCACGCGAACAGAACTTGCGCGCACGCTTGTGCAGGGCTATCTCGCATTGGAGACACCACCCGTACTCGCCCCGGTTATCCCCCTGCAGGCCAAGCCGTTTGACGTGTTGCCAAACGGCCTGCCTGCTGATACCGAGCTTGCGCGCAATCTCTGCATTGCTAATCTTGGGATACTGCTCGCGCAGTTGAACTATGGATTGAGAGGTCACTTCTTGATAGTACCTGTCCCATCGTGGAGTCCCCTCTGTCCTGCTGTAAGTAACACGTGTTCGTATATGCGCTGCGCGTTGCAGAACAATCCGAAGTTATTTGCCAGGTGCTTGCGGCCAAGCCGAACCCAGTCGAACGGTAGTTCGCCTGGTTCTGGCTCGTCACGCGGGAACCGCACTATCCATGCTTCGCTAACTTCTACCCCAGTGCACTCCTGCAGTGCGGCGGCGTACGCCGATACCTGCAGCATGGCCTCTGGATAGATGCCACCGCTGGTCTTCCAGTCGATGACGATTAGCTCAAGCGCGTCTTTTTTAAGGCCAAGTGCGTCGATGGTGCCAGCGAACCCATGTGAGTGCGCGACAGTCACCTCTGCCTGCGGTAGCATGTAAATGCCGTTGTCATTGACCCACTGATTGAACGCGCCAATCACTCGGAACATGGATGCGCTACCAGGCACTTCCCCCTGTGATATGTATTGCTCTAGTGCATAGTGCGCATCGGTGCCGAAGTCGCGCGCAGTACCCAATACATAATCAGGTTCTGCGCGCGCCCCCTCGATAATCTCTTCGATGAAAGCATCGTCGATAGTGACTTGCTTGCCCGCGTTGGCTTGCAGTGAGCGGCGCGCCTTGTCCAACGTGATGTTGGCTTTCCACGGTATCAGCGCAGGCTTGTTGATTGCGCTGAGTACTGAAGTCACGCGCCAGTAGTCCTTGCCATCAAGGACGTACTTGTTCTTCTTAGTTTCCTTGCTGTTCCACGTCGGCAGTTTCACCTGTGTCTGCATCGTTCTCCCCCTCTTGCGGATAGCCCATCATGATGCGGTAGTAGTGTTCCAACCACTCCGCGAAATTCTCTGGCATGATAACTGCTTTAGAAATCATGTCCCCCGCTATCTTGCCTGCAACCTGACGCACGATAAGCTCGTCCTTGGTATACGGCGAGCGTCCCTGCGGTTGCGGTGCTGGCTGTGACGTGCCAGTTGCTGGTGACTGTGGTATCTGCGGCGGCGGTGGCGCGCTGTCGTTCATGGTTGTTGCCGTGCTCATCGCGTTATCCATCGTGAGATTCCACCCACCCTCAATGATTCGCCAGTTGTAGTCCCAATCAGCCGTGCCATCTTTGCCTGCGCGCGGCGCGGCGGGACGCCTGAAGACTGCCCAGTATTGCTGATTCAGCGTGGGCTTCTCTTCGGTCTGCGGTATCCAGAACTTAGACACGAAGCCTTGCGGCGACCACGGCTGCGGCGCATCTAACTGCCACTGCATGCTGGCATTGCCGTCTGGCCCAGGTCTACTGGACATAGTTTCGGCTACTGACGTTGGCACTAGAGCCCACGCTCTCACCATAGGAATGGGTGCGTACATACATCCTCCAGAATTAGGGTTGGGTTGCCGTTTATCACCTCCTGTCAGTCTCGTGCGAGCAAGCGAACGCCACACACTGCACACAGCCACACGGTTCGCTTGCTCGCACGAGACTGCACGCAAAAGCGCACAGCCTCGTGAGTGGAGGTGTACCTAGGGGAAGAACCTAGATACATAACTATTATACCATGCTACTAGCGTACTGTCAATAGCATGGTGCGAACGGATTAAATCACGCGCGGGAAATCTTCGTCCCTGCGCCACACTACAGTCTTGCGCTGGCGGTTCATGACGAAGTCGTTGAACGCTTTGATGGTTTTCGCCATCACTTCAAGCACATCGAGCTTCAACTTAGGATTGCTCGTGGAATTGATTAGCTGCTCGCGCAACGCATAGATGGGACTACCTTCCTGCAGCATCTGACCAGAGGACAGCAGAGACCAGAACTGTATCAGCTTGCCGTTGTCACCCCTGGCACGCATAGACTTACTGCGCGACATCAGCACGTACAGTGCGCCCGCTGCCCCCTCTCCCTTCAGCAGACGCGTAGCGGCCTTATACTGACCATGCACTATGCTCACCGCCTCTTCTATCTCAGGGTGCTTCTGTACGAACGGTAAGATAACTCCCTGGACAGTCTGCGGACGATTGCGGAAAGTGCGTACGCCATTGAAGGGTATCGCAAACTCGTCGTGCGCCCACATGATAGTTGCGGCGACTGCCACGTGGCGGTGGTTCTCAATCTTGTTGCCGCGCGAAAGGAAGTTAGCGATATTGCGCTTGCGCCCAATATCCATCGCGGCTTCCTCTTCCTCGGTTACGTTAAGCTCAACTTGATACTCGAATCCTGTATCAGTGTAATGGTGCATCAGCAAGCGGTGCTGACCGTTGCACAAGTCGCCGTTCTCCCTGAAACAGATTGGCGTGCGCGAGTCAACCCAGCGCCCCGCTTCCATTTCCTGGCAGTACGTTTCTATCCGTTCGTAAGACGGCTCCACGTTACTGCCGTTGAACCCCAGCCAGAATCGCGCAATTCCTGGCGTGACATACATGCGTCCTTGACGCGGCATCACTCTATCTTCTGGAGCTATGCCATCCTGCGTGTCAATCAAACGCCTCATGTCACTCTTGAGTCCCTTCGGCATCGGCGTGATGCGGTCAGTGACGGAT